CAGGTGAGAGCACTAATAAAGATACGATAAATATAGTATGATTATTAAAGTTGAAAAGAACATTAATAAACGGTGGTGCTTATCAATTAAGAAAGCACTACCGAAGATCAATATCCTTCACAACCTTGCTCCCAATCAAGGAGTAGTCGAATTTGTATCAATAGTCGAACATAGTTTGAGAAACTATGGGGATAAAGAAACTATAAGAGTTCTCAAGTCTTATAGGACGATTATCCACCAGTTTGCCTTAAAGCAAACTGTGACTCCAATCCCTTTCTGTAAAACAGATAAGGATGGGTTTCCTAAGGTTTTAAAGCCTTGGAAAATTGGTCCAAAATCATCTATCGAGCACAAAAGGTACGTTATGAGCGTATGGAGAGTACTTGATTTATTTAGGGCAAGCCCTAAATATGAAGTACAAACCATTGTTTCTCAAACACAACCAGACGAAAGTCTGATTGACGAGATAACGCTTTTTGTTAAGTCTTGAAAAGGTTTGAAGTTGTTAGGTTCAAAGCCTAATAAAGGATACCTGGTAATGTCGACTAAGGCAGGGCCTAATGGTCCAGCTTCTATAACTTGCTTGGAAGATTTGAAACCCTTACGGGAATCACCTCTCCTGTATGCAAATGTACAGAAGTTGTTGAACATTAGTGTTCCTGGTCTTAATATGGACGATTACCAGACACCAACACCCGGCGGTAAAAGACATTCAAAATTAGTTCTACTAAGTGACAAAGCGTGCAAAACACGAGTTGTCGCCATAGCTGACTGATGGTCAAATGTTGCTTTATCAGGCATCCATAAAAGTTTTATGGGTGCTCTGGCAAAGCTACCGTCGGACGTTACTTACCGACAGAGTTCTATCCCAGTTCTTGTAAAGGACCTGGGACAAAATCTATACTCCGCTGACATGACTGCATTTACAGATTGCTTCCCTAGGAAACTAGAGAAGAACCTGATAAATGCGGCGTGACCAGGGATAGGTGAACTTTGAGAAACCGTTATCAGCGATCGCTATTTCACACACCAAAACGGTGATGTAAAATATGCATCTGGTAACCCCATGGGTTGTTTAAGCTCATGGGCTGTATCAACATTCACACATCATGCTCTAAAAGCTTGATGTGCCCATAAACTTGGGAGAACTAAGTACAAGTACTTAATTCTTGGTGATGATAACCTTGACTCAGACAAAGATGTATACAATGTATACATCGATGCTGTGAAAAGGTTGGGTGTCTCAATTAGCCTCTCGAAGTGCTCTTTAAGTGAATCGGCTCACGCCGAATTCGCAAAAAGGTTCTTCACTCCAGAAGGTGAGATCACTGGTTTACCAGTTGATCTTCTCATGGAGCTCGATAACAAGCCTGAACAATTCGTAGAATTGGTCAGAATTGCTAGAGAAAGAGGTTACACCGAAGATGGGCTCAAACCCGGGATAAGTGTTCTAATCTCTCGTAACCGAAGTTACAAGGTATTAGCCGACATACTAGCCCTCCCAGAAGTGCTCTCCGGAATACCTCCATTACTGGAGGCTAAACCTGGAAGTCACGCTGAAGCATTGCTTCAGTCTGGTGAGGGTTCTATTGAAGCACTTGTTGCGATCGCTCGCGAGAGTGAATTCATAGAACTAGTCCAAGAACTTGAGAGAGTTCCTGGTCACTTATCCCATGTCGGTAAACTAAAGGTGAATATACCGGAAAATCATCCGATTGTTTTTGCCCTTTCGGAGAAA